GCTTGCCCGTATACAGGCCGATTGCGGCAAAAAGGACGGCTGCCCCGACAGTCAGCCGCCCTTTTTTGTTTGCCCGCTCAGGCTTCCTCCTCCGGTTCCGGAGGAATGGCGAGCTGAAAAGCGTTCCAGTCGTATTCCTGGGTTTCCACGAACTCCCAGGTGTAGCCTGCCCGTTCGCACTCCTCCCAGGTGAGATACCGGAAGTAAAACTCCACATCCAAATGGCAGGGCAGAATATCCAGGATGATTTTCTCAATCTGTTCAAACTCCGGCGGGATGCCCAACGTTTCCGGAAAGACCACCCGGAGCTTGTTTGTCCCCATCTCAATGGCTTTGGCCCGGATGCCGCAGCCGCGGATGGTCCGGTCGATGGCCTCCGGCGTCAGGCTGTCGCCGTCGATCTGGAGCAGGGCTGCGATGGCCGCCCGCCGCTCTTCTGCCGTGCTGGCGGCGGGGCGGCGGAGGAACAGCGCCTCCCGGCGGCGGAGGCCCTCGTCCTCCGCCGTGGCGGTGACGCTTTCCCGCTCCACTGTGTCCAAGCGGTCCGCCGCGAGGTCCAGCTCCTTGCCCAAGGCGTAAAGCTCCGCTCCGCTGAGGGAATCCCGGTCCAGCCGGTAGACGCCCAGCGGAGCCAGCAGCGCCCGCAGATATTCCTCGTACATCTTACGCCTCCGTCAGCTCCGTCACGCTCAGCGTTCCCAGCACCGGCAGCACTGTGCTGTCCGCCGGGATGTCCGCCGCCGGGGCGGTGAAACGGTAGTTTTCCACGCCCTCCAGGTCATAGAGCCGGTTCCCGAGCTCCGCCAGGAGCACCGCTCTGCCAAGCAGCCGTCCGCTGAAAAAGTCTGTGACAGCCCGCCGGGCCGCCTCCAGGACGGCCGCCTTGTCCGCCCCCTCTTTAGGGGCCACCTTTACCGCCACATCCACAGTCCTTGTCGTGGGGGCCAGGGCCTTTACCGTCACCGCGATCTCCCGTTTCTCCTGGAGCTCCGCCTGCAGTCCTGAGAGAAGCGTCTCGTCCGGCAGGCCGTTTTCCCCGGTGACGTAGACGTTCACCGTACCCGGCCCTTCCGCCCGGCCCACGGCCTTTGCCGCCGTTACGCCGGGGTAGCTCATGGCCGTGGTCTCATACCAGGCGGTATTGGCGCCGTTGGGCAGCCGCTGATAGCTCTCCAAAATGCGGGCCCGGAAGGTCTCGTCATCCTCCTCATTGGATCCGCCGGTAAAGGCGTTGGGATTTGTCACCGCCGTCACCGCCAGAGGGCAGGCCGTCAGAAACCGCACCGCCCCCGGCACCACGTTGCCCCCTGTCCCGGCCTCCACGGCCTCAGCGGGCGCGTCAACATACAGCGCCCCCGCCTGGAGCACCACGTCCTCCGTGGTCTGGACCCGGACCTCATCCTCCGTCATGCACACCGTTCCCGCCTGGATGGTGATATCCATGGCGGGAGCCGCCTCCACGGAAAAACGCAGCGTGCCGCCGGACCGGGTGGCTTTCAGCCGTTTCAGCCCCCGCATGGTCCCATGCCGGTCCAGGTAAACTCCCTGGGCCGTCTGGGGAAAGCTCTGGTCCAGCACCCAGTCCGCCTGGATCTCCAGCGCCTGGAGCTCCGCCGCCGCGGCCCACAGCCGGACAGCCAGATCGCATCCCGCCTCCGGCTTGAAGCCCGCCCGCTCTCCGAAGGCCGTCAGCAGCTCCTCGTAAATTGCCTCAACACTCCGCAAAATCTCTCCCCCTCTTTTCCTGTCAGGTCAGGACCTTTACCGTCACGGGAAGCGCCTCTCCCTGGTAGCGCAGCCGCGCCGTCACGGACGCCGTCCCGTCCCGCTCCTGTTCCAGCGTCACGTCCTCCACCGTCAGCGGCTCCTCCGCCAAGGCCTCCGTCACATACTGCCGGGCGGCGGAGGTCCTCTCTATGGCGGGGAGCCTTCCCAGCTCCCACAGCCGGCTCCCCAGGCTCTCCCAGAAGGGAAAGGTCCCCCTTCTGGCGGTCAGGCGGAAGAGGACCCGCTGCAAAAGGGCCTCCCGCCCCTGGACCCGCCGCAGGCCGCCCACGCCGTCGGCAATGTAATCCCCGTTTTTCAGTTCCAGTTCCATTGTCTCACCCTCCTCAGCATGTACAGGGCGAGTAGGGCTGGCCGTTGACGGTCAGGGCGCCGGAGATGTCCACCTTGCCCCCCTGTACCGTCACGCTGGCCCCCTGGATCACCACGGCGCCGTCCTGCTTGAGATACACCGAGTTTCCTCCAGGGCCATAGATGTATACCTCTCCCGGGGAGATCTCCGCCGGCGCGGTCAGGGGGCGCGTCCCGGCCACGCACTGCTCCTCGCCGCCGGGGCCGCCCTTGATCACCAGCACCGCCGCGCCGTTCGCCGGGGTCCACAGATAGCCGCCGGGCCCGTACACCGGCAGGTCCCGGACCTCCCCCCGTGTCACCACGCCCACCCGGCTCCCGCTGATGGTGGTCACGCCCAGGTCCGCGTCGGACGCAGCCGCCGCGGGTTTCAATTGTTTTGAAAGCCACATAATGTCTCCCTCCGCTCTCCGATTTCTCACAGAGGCCTCAGCGTCAGCGCCGTGACTGCCCCGCTTTGACAGTCAAAACGGTTTTCCGCCTCCGCCACCCGGAAGGTCCCGCTGAGGCCCATCCGCTCCAGGGAGACCGCCGCCCGGTCCCCCGGAAAGGCCAGGAAGCTCCCCGGCAGTGTGACCTCCAGGCTCCATTCGTCCTCTTTAGAGTGTTCGATCTGGTATTCCCCCGTGTACCGCATGGCGGCCCAGGTGCTCTGCCCCGGCGTGTAGACCACCCGGCGGCATTGGCCGCCTTTGCCGATCATCTCCTGGTTTTTCACCGAGAAAGACCTGTTCTGGGTCTTGTCGATCACCAGGACCTCCGTCAGCACGCCGTAGTGGTCCTCCCGCAGAGTGCAGGCCAGCACCGGGGCCGAGCCGTCGATGGAGATGGTCCTGCCCGGCGTCTCCGGTCCCGCCAGCAGCTCCCCCTCCCGGGAAAACCGGGGGGAGAAGCCGCCATAGGTCCGGCAGAAGCTCTCCACCGCCTTCCACTGGCTGGTTCCGGAGGCCACGGTGTAGACGGAATCCGCCCGAATGCCCGAGACCTCTCCGCAGCTCACGCCATAGGGCGTCACATGATTGCTGATGATCTCCGACAGCGTAGCGCTCTCATAGGTGACGGGCCGGGACTCGTTGTCCAGCAGGCGGGCGGCGTAGCCCCGCCCGCTGACGGTGGCCGTCAGCCCGCTGGCGCTCAGGTCCACCGTGTACTCGTCCACAATAGCCCGGAGCATGACCTCGCCGTCCACCTCCGCCGTGAAGCCCGCCGCCATGTTCAGCGCCTGGGCCATCTCTTTCTGGAAGATGAAGGTGACGCTGAAGCTGTCACAGGGCACCGTTCCCGTGTGGGTCACCCGCCAGCTCAAAAGGGGCGGCAGCTCGTAAATTTGATGATCCGCTGTGTAGAGCTTTCCAGTCACGGAACGCTCACCGCCTCTCCCGGATGGATCAGGTTCGGGTTTTTGATCTGGGGATTTGCCTGGATCAGCGCCGTCAGGTCCACGCCGTACTGCCTGGAGATGCCCCAAAGGGTGTCGCCCTTGCGGACAGTGTGGACCTTCCGGCTTTGAGCGGCAGCCGCCGCCTGCCCGCCGCCCGAGGCGCTGCCGCCGGTTCCCGCCGCTGTCGCCTTCAAGCCGCTGTCATAGCCGTTCCAGTCCTCCCAGAATTCAAAACGGTAGCGCACAAAGTCCGGCAGCGGCTCCTCCTCCACCTCCAGGGAGGCGAAGTAGGCCCGCTCCGTCTGCCACACCGGATGGACCAGAAGTCCAGGCCCATCTTCCTGAAAGACCTCCACCAGCTCTTTGAACTGCCCGTAGGCGTTCTCGCCCGTGAATACGCCCTCGCCCTTCAGCACCCGGCAGGTCCCCCCCAGCTCCTGCATGACGCACCGGCCGAAGGGCACCTGATGGACGGCGATCCGCCTCCGGTGCTCCACCGTATAGACCTCCGGGTTGTGGGGCCAGGTGAAATTTTTGAACCGCATCGGCGTCAAGCGCACGCCGCACCCCTCCTCTCACCGGACCGCCGGAGCGGGCTTCCGCCCCGGCGGTCCGGCATTCTGTCAATATATGTAAAACCCGCCGTCATAGCGCCGGGCGTCCCGCTGGACGGCCCTGGACAATGCCCTGGCACCGTCCTCGGTCTGGAGAACGGCGGTCCCCCGTCCGCCGCCCCAGGGACCAGCCCCACCTGTCTCTTCCGTTTCCTGAAAGAACGGCAGCCCGTTCCGGTCCAATGTTCCCGCCCTGCCTCCGCCGCTCCGGCGGATGACTGCGGTCCGTTTTCCGCTTTTGGTGGCGGGACGGCCGCCGCTGTCAGGGCCCGCCCCGTAAAGCGCCGTCTCAGCGGGCCCCGCGGTTTCCTCCGCTGTCCCTGATACCTCCAAGGCGTCTCTCTGCGCCCGGTCTCCTCTGAGGCTTCCCGGCAGGTCCGGCCGAGCGCCTGTCCCTCCGCTCAACCGGACCCGGGCCGCCTCTTTGGAGAACGTCTGAGCGCGTTTCTCCCCGTTCTGCCGGACGTGGGACGCCGCTTCGGAAAGCGCCCGGATATCATCAGCCCCCCGGCTCAGCCGTCCCCAGGCCGTTTCAGAGGGCGCCGAAGCGTCTGTCTTCACACTTCGGCCCCTCCTTGCAGTCAAAGGACTGTCCTCCGGTCCGGCAAGCGCCTCCCACGCGCTCACCGGCGTTTCCGCTGTTCCGTCTTCCCGCATTCCGGCCGAGCCGGCCGCCGTCCGGCGCTCCGGGAACGATCTATCTTCAAGCCTCCAAGCATCCCTGGGGCCTCCGACGTATCGCCCGGCATCCCTGACGGCGCGCTTCCGCGCCGCGTCGGGCCCCGCCGGACTCCGCCGCTCTTCCTCCCGAGAGGAGGTTTCACCCTCTCCGCCGCCCAGCAGGAGCGCCGCCAGTGCCGCCCGCTGCCGTTCCAGCTCCCATCCCAAGTAGTCCACTTGCTTCACTCTCCCTGCAGGGCCTGGAACCGCGCCGGGTCAAAGCCCGGGTTTTCCTCCATTGGCCCCCTTTCGGAGCGGCGGCCTGAAAGGCCGCCGCCCTCCGCCAGCCGCAGCAGCAGCCGCTCCATCTGCCGCCCGGTCAGATCCTCCAGCGCCTCTGTCTCATCCTTGTAGACCCGCTCACCCTGAGAAAAACAGCTCTCCGATAAGATCAATCCGTTGCACCGCAGCACCCGCTCCAGCGGGTCCTCGATCTCCCGGCACGCCCGCCACAGCCCCAGCAGCCGCCCCGCCGTCAGGGGCCGCAGCTCATCGATGTCCCTCACGCCGTGGTCTCGATCCGCTTCGCCGCCACCACGGTGACCTTCTCCGCCACCATGGCGTTGAGCTGGCCGTCCTCCTGGATGCCGCTCCACTGGCAGTCGCTGTAGATCACCCGGCGGTCCGGCTTGCAGATCACCAGGGAGAAGTTCGCCATATCGTAGAAGTTGATCCCGTCGGAAACCGCGCTGTCCGTGGCGTACAGCCGTGTCAGCTCCAGGGTGTAGCGTTTCTGCCCCTCGATCGTCGCCACAGGCTCGCTCTCTCCAAAGGCCTCCACGCTCTGGGAGGATTTGCTGGCTTTGGCGGTGTAGCCCTGCACCACCGCCACCTTCTTGCCGTCCATCTCCAGATAGATGTCGGCGCTGGTGGGAAATCCCGTCATCGCTTCTCACGCTCCCTTTTCTTAAATCTCAATGTGTACGGTCAGGCGCACCTGGTTCAGCCCGTGGGTCACGGAGAAGCCGAACTCCACCAGGCACACCGTGGGGTCCTCCGCCGAGGGCGTCACCGTCAC